GGGGTCATCCCCGAAAGACCTAAGTTATAGCTTTACAGCCAAGGACCTAGGTCAGTCCACGGGCCATAGAAGGCACCGTCCCGTAGCCGGTAAGTACAGCCGCGTTCCTGCCTTGGAGATGCAGAAACGCCACCCGTAGCATCAACCAACCACCTGGCCCACCCCTCGCGGGGAAGGCCGAGTAGCTGATGCTCCAACTTACCACCGTCACCCAAGCGGTACAGAAGACTCGCAACCACACCGAGCATGTTAGAACATGCTGCCCCTTCAACAGGGGACACTTGGTACCGTATACCGGACACACCCTCCCAGCCGTCCTTGTTAGAGACGACGAAGGAGGAAGTCTGGCTTTCATCCCAGTTCGATTTCAGTCCGTCACTGTCCCCTGCGTGAGCAGGGACGCGACAGTGCTGACGTACTGAACGAGGGATTGCCCGCACGACGGTAGACCATGCAGCGCGCAGTCGGCGGTCGCAACCATTACGGTTGTTCCACCGATGAGCACGCATGCGTAGGCCGTTAGCAAGGCGAAAGAGAGTTTCAATCTCATACGGTAATTCTTTGATGAAGAATGGACGGACATCAGTACCACCAAAGTAGTCCTTACCGCACGACTCCCTAAAGGGCCCCGACGCAAACGATTTCAGCTTATTAAGGCTGAAACCGCAAAACGTTAGGACCTCCTCCAGGAGCGCGTATGCGGCAACTGGGACTACGATGTCGTCGCCATAAACCAGCACCTCATCAGCGCTGATCTCAAGCTCCGAGCACACTCCGATAGCGAGACCCCAGAACAACAAGGTCTCAAGTTCGAAGGTGTAACCGTTCCCCATCGAGGAGAACTTCTCATAACGTAACCATTTACCCTCATACTCACCGAATTTACTCCGGCAAAGATCAAGGCGTGCATACCACTCCGGTGGGAGCAGCAGCCGCACTAACTCGCGAGCAACTGTATCGCTCGCAGAGCTAAGGTCAATGGTCGCTAGAGAGCCATCACACGAACCCTTCAGAGCCGCACGCTGGTTAGGCGCTTGGTCGTCAAGGTTTATCCCCACACGTCGCAGACGTCGCCGCATCATCCCACCCAGCCCTAGTTGGGCATAGATGTTCAGAAGCGGTTCAATCGCAATCGTGCGATCAGTGACAGCGGTCTTTGGTACAAAGGCTACTCTATTGCCAGGAACTACGTCGACATCCTCCTCCGTCACGAAAGGCCAGTAGCCCTCCACTTCAGAGTCAGTAATCGAACGTGCCCAGTGAGGATTGCTCTGCACGAGCGTAACCCCCACAACCGCCATGTCGGGAGACACGGACGGCCGGACTTGCAGCTTGTCATAAATGGACGTGAGTCCACTGACCCTAGGGTGGTTAAACCCGCCGGGGCC